AGCATAGCAACCTCCATCAATATCACTACCTGATAAACTTACAACAATAGATTGATCCTCAGTTGTTATACCAATTGTAGCATTTGCAACTGGTGCATCATTAACAGCATTCACTGTTACTGTAATACTTTGTGAATCTGTAAGTTCACCATCACTTACTGATACTGTAAATGTTTCACTACCATTATAATCAGCTGGCGGTGTAAATGATATATCGCTTCCATCAAGCGCAGCTACGATATCACTACCACCTGCTATGCTGTATGTAAGGTCATCACCATCTACATCACTACCAGATAAACTTGTCGAGCCACTACCATCCTCATCAAAAGATACATCATCAGTACTCGCAAGAACTGGGGCATCATTTACAGGCGTTACTGAAAGAGCTAGAGTTTGAGATGCTGATAATTCACCATCAGAAACTGAAACATCTAAACTTAAATCTCCATTATAATCTTGTCCACCTGTTAGTGTATAAGATATGTTACCCAAACCAGAGTAAGTAACACCCTGTGCATCTAATCCCCATAATCCATCACCAGTTGTGATTGGAGTACATGCTGTAGAGAATCCAGAAGCTAATGGTGCGGTGCTCCACTGAGAGTCAGCAGCTTCAGATGGGTTCTTACCTGCGTAGACATTTTCAGAATAAAGTGCAATATAATCTTTATAGTATGTCTTATCTGGAGGATTAACTGCAGAAACTGTATCTTTTGCCTTAGATAGGTTTAGATGTTTCTCAATAATATTTCCTTTGATTCCAGTTACTCTACCTGTATCATCAACAACAACGACGTGCATTTGGTCGTTTTTACCCTTCCTCTCACTAACAAAGTTACTAGTGGTTGGTTTGGGTGCTATAGTCTTCCAATAAGTTGTTGCATTGACTAAACCTAACGTCTGCTCATCATACCAGTCTTTAACAGATGCTGGAGTATATGATGCACTAGCAGAGTGTCCTGTAGTAACCCCTGAATTATTCAAGAATTGAACAGCAGATGATGACGTAAATGCAGCTATGCTATTTCCTTCTGCATAGTCAATTGGGAAGTAAGATGTTATACCACCAATTGCTGATATTCTATCAGTAATTTTAATATCAACTGTAGAATTGGAATTGGTTGAATCAGTGTTTACACCAGTAATAATTCCTTTAAGGAATCCAGTAAATCCACCTGTGGTTCCAATTCCTGGAATAATTGCTCCGTCTATATTAGCAGTAACAGCAAATCCAACAGTAGCACCAGCAAGTGCTAAGTTATTAGTGCTAATACCAATTCTTTGATCCGCAAAATCATCTATTGTGCAAACTTTAAGTGTGTTAGACCAAGTTCCTGGATTCTTTGCTGAATAGTTAAATGTTGCATCACTTTGATGATTGTTTAGATAATCATCATAATTGTAAATTTGAAGAACAGCAGTAGAAGCAACACCAACACCTGCGTTAGCATTGTTCAGGTTGTCACCTGCAGTTCTAACAACTTTAAGAACACCACCATATGAAAGGAAGGATGATGCAGTCATCCAATATTCATACTGTGCATCTGTTCCAATTGGTTTACCAAAAGTATTAACCAAATCTTCTTCTGTAGTAATGTCAATAGGTTCATCAACAGGTCCAATTTCAAACGGTCCAGCAATTGCACCGATATTATCTAATACATTCTCTGCTCTTCCTATGGTTAAATCAACCTCCCTTACCAGTACTCCAGGAGATAATTGAGGAGTGGCCATGTTTTTCTCCGATGTCTCAGTTTATCTGAAAATATTTATTAAAAAGGTTATTTTCATCGGGGAAACATGGAGTGAACACTACCAATCTGGATATGACCAATCACTAAATGGTTTCTTTTTTCTTCTATCTACAATCCTTCTTATAGTGCAAATCTTACATTCGTAAGAGTATGATGATGGAACTGCCCCTCTACTTTTTCTTGTTCTGTAGAAACCATCAATTAAATTCTTTAACTCCCCACAAGTTCTACATTTTCTATCTACAAGCAACAGATGTCCTAATTTAAGTTGCTTATCAAATTCCATTATACTCTAATACTATCGTGGATTCTTCTTTCTCTCTATAAATATTAAATCCTATTGATATTCTTTCCTCATCAGATTCACTTGGTTCTACATCATGTTCTAACCAAGGAGGAAAAAATAAAATCATATTATCTTCAGGAATAATCCAATAAGATTCAACATCTCCATAATAATATTTTTCACAAGCAAACTCATTTAAAACTGGACCTCTAGGATCATAAAATCTAATAACTCCAGAATTTTTAGGAACTTTTACATAAAATACACCGCATAAAAATGCTGTATTATTAGGAGAAACATGAATATGTCTTTTATTATAATTTCCTTTCCTATTAACATTAATCCAAGAAGCTACTTTAATACTACCTAAAGGTTCATTGGTAGTAGGTATTATATCATTTAATATGTTTGTAAATTCTTTAGATTTCCAATAATAATATTGATCACCACCACAACTTGATCTATTAACACTTTTTTTACTTTTTTTTATATACTCATCAACTTGATTTAAAATTTGATGAGTATAGTTGATATTAAGGATACCAGACCAAACAGTAGAAGGAAAAAAATAAGTATATTTCAATCCATCTAACAATTGAGGTTGTATATCCATTTTTATATTATAATTGTTTATTATGAATTATATAACATCTTCACTTTTTTGTCCATTCTATCGATACTCCCAGTTATAAGATCTGTCACCATACTCATCTGCATTCCAAGAAGCAGGAGAAGCATTTGTGTCCATTGACCCATTATCTATAAACCATCGATCACCCTCACTATCAACAAAATTATCCTCATCAGTTCCATCTACAATAAAACCAAATGGAGCCATGTCTTGCTCTAATTGATTCTTCTGCTCTTCATACAATCTCTTTCTTACATCTTGATCTGTAAGTTCTTTAAAGTAATCACTCTGAACTAACCAACCAAATATTACTAAACACATAGCAAGGTCATCATTACAACCCTCCTCTGCCTCAAATGAATTACTCTTTTGTATAAATGTAGTTAATTCGGATATAATTTCATAATCTTTGAATATTAATTTATCTGCTTCGATAAGAGATTTTAAATTAAGAGATCCAATTTTCTTAACTGTCTTGGACATCTTAACTCCAAGTTGTGTCTTCTTACCAGAGAACCCTTGACCTACAACTTGACCTGCTCTACCTCTCATAGAACACATCAGTAAGTTTTCATATTCAAGATCAAAGTTTAGAATAGATGCTACTTGATCACCAATATCATTCACCTCACACATTATAAATGCATTATTATAATTTTTTGCCACTTCCCAAATTACATTAGGGAATATCATAGGTTTGATTTCATTATTCCTATACTTACCTACAACCTTATGGGGGAACTCAGTAATGTCTATAACCACAAACGCAGAGTAATCTTCACTCACTCCTCTTGCCACATCAACAGTCATTACATAATCATGACCTTCTATAGGTTGCTCATAACAATCATAACCCGCTTTTCTTATGATAGGTGCTTCATAAACAAATGCTCTAAGTTTAGATGGTGCAATAAGAGTATCAACAGATCCTAAGAACTCACACTCAAACTCAATCTTAAACTGTTGTTCAGATGTGTTTGCAATCGTTTGTCTCTTCCATTCAGAGTCTCTACCTGGAACTTCTGACCAATGAACATCAGTTGGTACATATTCATTCTTACCTCTTTCTGCATCATGCCAATACCTATAAAAATGGTTCATCCCGTGAGGGGTTGAAACCATTATGACTTTAGTTGTTTTACCAGAAGTAATAGTAGGATAAACACTAGAAAAGAAAGCGTCAGCGATGTGATTGGGAACAAAAGCAAACTCATCCAAGAAGAGGATGTTGAAAGACATACCCCGAACAGCACTAGCAGAAGTGGAAGCCGCCAAGATTTTACTACCATTTTCTAACTCCAATGAACCTTTATTCCATGATATGATTCCTTGCTGCATCCATTTGGGCAAGTTCTCATATGCAGTCTGCAATCTACCCAGTAAGTCTCTGGCAGTTGCTGCCTTGTTAGCAAGAATACCAATATTTACATTATCATTAAACACAGCATAATGTAATAAGTATGATACCGATGTAGTAGACTTACCAGTCTGTCGAGGCATCTTACAAATATTAAATCTATTCTGATGAAAGTTATTAATTAATCTTTCTTGGAAATCAT